CTCAAAAGCTGTAACCAGGTTAAAACCTCCACCTGTGCGTACACAAGTGTCAGTAATGACCTTGTTCGCGTACCTGAAGAGTAAACTTTCTTATGAATGAAAGCTGCGCCGCAACAGCGCGTGGCAAGTAAAACATATGGGAGTGCGGAATCGGTCTTCGGATAAGACTCTGCTCCTCCTAGGCTTCGGCCCCCTTAGTTAGGGATCCTGCAGCCCGGGCACCTTAGGGTGTTCGGAAACTGAAGGTTAGAAAGTATTTAAACTTCGTAACTGTACTTCCGTTGCAAGACGAGCTAACGCCCGACTCGAAAGAGTTCAACAGGGTATTGCTAGGTTCCGGAATGGTCGCTAAACCATCCATACTAGGCAATCTAGTCGAGTACTCTTACCCAAAAGATGGGGTAGGAGGAAAGTAAGAGAGGGTAGACCCTCCCTGTTTGAAGCAAAGATTAGGTAACCGAAATCCGAGAGGAGAGTAGGACGAAATTTGTGGATCCGATAGGGATCTAGACCGAAGTATGGAGAAAGCCCTAAACTCAACAAATGAAAAGAAATAACAATTTAATTCAAATGTTGCGTTCAGGACAGTTACGCTTGCTTAAAGATCTTTTTAATAGGATTACCAGTGTAAAAGCTGGTAAAGGTTGGATCAACTGGTTCATTAGAATCACTGATCTGATCTTGGTAGGAAAGCGTCCATCTTGAACAAGAGCCGTAGTTGTCTTTGTCCGTTTCGCGTTTATGCTACAGGCTAAGTCCGGGAAACCGGGCTTAGTGCTGTATCTAAAGGCATGTAATGTGCTTTTGATGCAGGCTGTAGGAGGAATGCGACTGAGCGATACTCGTGGCCTTAAAGTGGCTGTGAGTCGTTCAGCAGACGGGTTGCCTCGTGTCATACCCTCAGTAATGAGGGGGATGATACGTTCTGGTGATCGAAAGGCTTTGAGAATCTGACTGTCTCTATTCTCCTTTTATAGGGTTATAGAGTACAAGGGATTCTTGAAGCTGAGTACTATCACCAGTCCGGGACCTAGTGTCGGGAAATATCAGAAGTGGGAGGGATTGATAAAACAATTCTTCCTGCCTCTTGGTATAACTGATGCTAAGGATTTCCGTGGCGGACTCGAAAGTCCGGTGAAGACAATGATATATAAAAGTAGCCCGGCGGTTGCTGGTCTCCCTCGGGAGGATGCAGAGTGGAAACACTCTACCTCCTGGGTGGGAATACAGCAAGCGGCAGTCTCTCTATATAATAGCGATGTTTGGACTTCATTCGTGGAGTTCCATTCTCTGGTGTCCTCCCCCCGTGAGGGTGTGGATAGATACTGGAATTACGTGAAACGTATAGAAGGGCTGGCGTTGTCGGCTGCAAGTACCTTTAAACCAGGGCCCCTTGGGCGTCTTGGTTTGAAACAAGAAGCGGCAGGGAAAGTTCGAGTCTTTGCGATGGTAGACTGTTGGACGCAGTGGCTTTTAAGCCCGCTCCATAAAGGTCTGTTCCATCTCCTAGATCGGCTTCCCGCCGACGGTACGCACGATCAGTTAAAGCCGATTAGAAGATTGTTGGATTCGGGAAAAACCCGTTTCTGATCTTTCGACTTGTCGGCCGCGACTGACAGACTGCCAGTAGACCTTCAAGCGTACCTGCTAGACTTCCTCTTGGGTGAAAC